AAATAACTCTGTAACTTCTACACAATTAATAAGTTCAGCTTTATCAGGCAAGTTTATGTCAGGTACAATAGGTTTCACAGGAAACTTATTCTTAGGAGATACTGGAACAGTACAGAACGTAGGAGGTAGCCTTGGTATTCAAGATGGTTCTCCACCACAAAAATTTCATATAGACGAAGTAGCTGGTATGGATGTAGGCACAGGAGCTTCAACAAGCACAGCACAATTTACATTAGATAGTTTTACAGCAGCTACATTTAGAACTGCTAAGTACACAGTATCTGTAACTAACTCTACAGATGGAGACTACCATGCTATAGAGATTTTTATGTTCCACGATGGAACAACAGTATATTTAACACAGTATGCTTCTATATTTGATAATGGTGCTCAAGCATCCTTTGACGCAGATATATCAAGTGGAGCAGTAAGATTAAGAGTAACGCCAGCAAGTGGCGATACAATGGCTTATAAATTTATAAGAACAACAATAGAGGTATAAAATGGGACAAAAATTAGATTTTAATATCGAAGATTCAGGACTAAAGATTGATGGTAGTGATGCCATTGATGCAAGTAGAAACTTTGAGGGTGCAGTAGCCACTGGAAAGATTACTAGTGGTACTATGGCTTCGGCAAGATTGCCAAGAACTATAACGACTACCGCCCCTACAAATACTGCTGGTACTGTGGATGGTCATATATGGTTCGTATATTCGAGTTAAGATATGGCAATATATGTTAATGATAGTGGAACACTTCGTCAAATTTCCTTTCTGGCAATTAATGATAATGGTACGCTTAGAAGAATCAACGAAGTCTATGTAAACGATAGCGGAAGTCTAGAAGGCCCGTTTACGGTTACACACGAAACCTCTAGAAATACTGCCACTAGTACTAGTACTATTAGCGGATTACAAGATACTTCTTTCTCCACAACAACTACCTTTAACACAACTCAAAGTACTCTTACTACTTTTGACACTAGTAGAACAACAACATTCAACACAGGCAACGTTACTGAAACTAGTAGAACAACAGCATTTGATACCACAACATCTTATACAACTACAACTGCATTCACTACAACAACAACGTACAATACAACTCAAAGTACAACAACTGCCTTTAATACTACTACTGCATTTACAACAACTACAACGTTTAATACAACACAGAGTACTACAACAGCTTTCAATACCACAACAGCGTATTCAACTACAACTACGTTTAATACTACACAAGCTACAACGACTGCATTTAATACTACTACTGCATTTACAACAACGACAACATACAATACAAGTCAGAGTACAACAACTGCATTTAATACAACTACTAACTTTACGACTGTAACAACATATAATACAAGTCAAAGTACTACTACCGCATTTACAACTACAACAGCTTTTAGTACTGTAACAACATTTAATACTTCACAAGGTACAACTACAGCATTTACAACAACAACTGCTTTTAGTACTACTACAACTTTTAATACTACACAAAGTACTACTACTGCATTTACTACGACAACCACGTTCAACACAACGACAACGTTTAATACAACACAGAGTACTACAACAGCTTTTACAACGACGACAGCGTTTAATACTACTACGACTTTTAATACAAGTCAAAGTACTACTACTGCATTTACAACAACAACAGCCTTTAATACTACAACGACTTTCAATACAAGTCAGAGTACAACTACTGCTTACACAACGACGACAGCGTTTAATACTACTACGACTTTTAATACAAGTCAAAGTACAACTACTGCTTACACAACAACAACTGCATTTAGTACAACAACAACATTTAATACAACTCAAAGCACCGTTACAGCATACAGCACTACAACAACTTATACTACATCATATGATACAGTAATTAGTACAAGTAGAAATACATCCTTTGCAACGAATACTGCTAGAAGTACTAATACTACACAGTCTACAGGCTACAATACTACATTTACTACAAGTACCGCATATATAGATAATACACTTAGATTGTCAAATACTGCTAGAAGTACTAATACTTCTCAGTCTACTTCGTTTACTACTACATTTAGTACAACAACAGCATACCAAGATAATACATCATTTGCTACAAGTAGAACTACTACTTACATTACAAATACAACATTTGCTACTAACACTACATTTACTACTTCGACAGCATATCAAGACAATACATCATTTGCTACAAGTAGAACTACTACTTACATTACAAATACAACATTTGGAACAAATACTACATTTACTACTTCAACAGCATATCAAGATAATACATCGTTTGCTACAAGTAGAAATACCACATTTATTACAAACACTACGTTTGCTACTAATACTACATTCAGTACAACAACAGCATACCAAGACAATACATCATTTGCTACAAGTAGAATTACTACATTTACAACAGCAACAGCATACCAAGATAATACATCATTTGGTACAAGTAGAACTACTACATTTATAACGGCAACAGCATACCAAGACAATACATCATTTGCTACAAGTAGAAACACTACATTTGCGACAAATACTGCTTATGTAGATAATACATCATTTATAACAGCATATATAGATAATACTACATTTATAACAGCTTATATAGATAACACAAGTTTTGCTACTAATACTTCAAGAAATACTAATACAAGTAGAATTACTGCTTATGTAGATAATACAACGTTTGCAACTTCAACTGCATATAATACAACACAAGCAACAAATACAAGTAGAAGTACTGGGTTTACAAACTCAACTGCATATAATACAACACAAGCAACAAATACAAGTAGAAGTACTGGATTTACAAATAGTACTAATACTTCTAGAGCTACAAATACATCAAGAAGCACCTCATTCGCTACAAATACAGCAAGAAATACAAATACAAGTAGAAGTACTGGATTTACAAATATAACAGGCGCTCCACTAATTACATCTAAATTCACAGGCTATCAAGCAATAAGAATTACTACCTACATAACAATATTTGAAGAGGCTGAAGAGGATAGTGAAGGAGAAGAATACACATATACCTACACAGAGAATACTTCAAGAACTACTAGTTATATACAACAAGTAATTACTACTTATTATACAAGTACTTCATTCAATACTAATACTTCTAGAAATACTGCGTTTACAAATTCAACAGGATTTACAAATAATACAGCTAGAATAACAGCGTTTACTAATAACACAGGTTTTACAAATAATACAAATACAAGTAGAATTACTGCTTATATAGATAATACAAGTTTTGGTACAAGTAGAAATACGAATACAAGTAGGATTACTGCTTATATAGATAATACAAGTTTTGGTACAAGTAGAAATACAAATACAAGTAGGATTACTGCTTATGTAGACAACACAAGTTTTGGTACAAGTAGAAATACGAACACTACTCAATCTACAAATACAAGTAGAAGTACTGGATTTACAAATAGTACTTCATTTACAAATAATACTTCTCAAGCAACAAATACAAGTAGAAATACAACACAAGCAACAAATACAAGTAGAAGTACATCGCAAGCAACAAATACAAGTAGAAGTACTAACACTACACAATCAACAAGTTACAATACAGTAAGAATATCGAATACATCAAGAAATACTAATACAAGTCAATCAACTGCGTACAATACATTAAGATTATCGAATACATCAAGAAATACTAATACAAGTCAATCAACAAGTTATAACACGGTCAGAATATCAAATACTGCTAGAAGTACCAATACAGTTCAGAGTACTAACACTACACAAGGTACTAATACAACTCAATCAACAAGTTATAACACAGTAAGACTATCAAATACTGCTAGAAATACGAATACAACGCAAGGTACTAATACAACGCAAGGTACTAATACAAGTCAATCAACAAGTTATAATACATTAAGACTATCAAATACTGCCAGAAGTACGAATACGGTTCAGAGTACTAACACTACACAAGGCACTAACACTTCTCAGTCAACAAGTTATAACACATTAAGATTATCAAACACTGCTAGAAGTACTAATACTAGTCAGTCTACAACTAGAACGACTACATTTATAACAAGTACAGCATACGAAGATAATACTTCAGTATCAACAAACACTGCTAGAAGTACGAATACTACTCAGGCCACTACTAGAAACACTACGTTTACAACAAGTACTGCTTATGTAGATAATACTTCACAGTCTACAAGTTACGAGACAGCATATATCACAAGTAGAATTAGTTCAAGATCTACAGGTACAAGTAGAAATACTACTACTACGTTTGCTACTTCGCAAGGTACAATTACTACAAGATCAACAGCTTCAAGCAGAGATACTACAACAGTATTTAATACATCCAGAGCATCATTGACTAGTAGATCGACTGCTTCAAGTAGAGATACTTCTACAGTATTTAATACAACTCAATCTACAGGTACACAAAGAAGTACAGCATCTAGTAGAGATACTTCAACAGTATTTAATACAACGAAGACCACAGGTACTCAAAGAAGTACAGCATCTAGCAGAGATACTACAACAACATTTAATACTTCGAGACTAAGTTTAACAAGTAGAGGTACTATTACATCTAAAGACACTACTACTACATTTGCTACCTCACAAGGTACAATTACAACTAGAAGCACAGCGTCTAGCAGAACTACTACATCAGTATTTAACACAACTCAATCTACTATTACTAGTAGAGGTACTGCATCAAGTAGAACTACTGTATCAGTATTTAACACAAATACTACTACAGGTACTCAAAGAAGTACAGCATCTAGCAGAGATACTTCTACAGTCTTTAATACAAATACAAGTACTGCTTCAAGTAGAAGTACTGGTACAAGTAAAACTACTACGTCCACTTTCCTAACAGACAGAGGAACGGGATCAAGTAGATCAACTCTTACAGATAGAGGAACAACAACTACGTTTGCGACTACACAAGGTACGGTCACAACTAGAACAACTGGAACGAGTAAAAGTACTACAACTACTTTTAATACTCAAAATGTCACAGGTTCAAGTAGGTCAACAGGGTCTTCCAGAAGTACAGAAACTTCAAGAACGACAGCGTTTAATACAACTACAGGATTTGAAACTAGTAGAACAACAACATTTGCTACAGGCAGAACTACTACAACTACCTTCAATACTACAAGAACTACAGACACCACGATCTCAACAGATCATTTAACCACAACAGTATTTAATACATCTACTGTTGTATACGAAAGAACAACAGCCTCACAGGTGGGAACTTTATTCGACACAGAAGTTTCCAGTCTAGACGACTACGGATTCTCATTCTGGGATGGCTCAAAATGGAGTGAAAGCAACTAAGAATGAAAAGTGAAGGCGGATTTGAAAAAGAAACAAAAATAACACCAGAGTATGTTAATAATAAGATGGAAAGCATGATGCATGCGTTATATGATTCAATTGAAGAATCAGAAAAGAGAATGAGAAATTTAGAAAAACAAATATTTGACCTAAAAAATGGCGAGTAGAAAAGGTAAGCCTTTGCAGGCTATGACGATTAAGGAATCTTTGGGAGATATTCCTACTCATTTTATGAAGTCAGGGTCTTCGTATAGACCTATAAAAGATCTAAATACTCTAGAAGCTTTTAAAGAAAGGATTATTGATGACTCTTATAGAGGTGCAAAATTTCAGTACGATATATGGTTTAATACTAATGCTCTAAATACAATACACAAGTGGCTTTATACAGATTTTTTAGGAAATGGTATTACAATGAGAGTTTCTAGTATTAAAATTAATGATAAATTAATGCAGTCAATTGTTAACGACCCTTACTTAGAAATAGACTATGAAAGGTGTGAAAAAATTGTAAACAACTTTCATAATAAATATACTCTAGGTGTAAATGAAAGGTACTATGATAAAGTAATATTTTTACCTGGTACTAACTTAATTACAAAAGGTAAATGCGTACATTGGGGTAGAGTAAGACGTGCTATTGATAAAGGATTTGTAATTAAACCACACCCAATCACTCAGAAAGTGTGGATAGCAAAAATGAAAAAAGACTACGGGGAAGAAAATGTACTCGATAAAAAGGTAGGAGGTTTTGAACTTCTTGCAAACTGCAAAGAGTGTGCAACAATGCCTAACAGTGAAATGGGATTGATGGCACTTATGCTAGACAAACAATTAAGTATGGTATCACATACAAAAGAAGATAGAGAAAAGTCTCTATTAACTTACGAAAGTATGTACCATGCAATAGCTAACACAAACGCTAAAGAATCTCTAATGAAGATATTCTCAGCAAAAAACTCAGGCATAATCTTTAGTTTTGACGAAGATGCAGAGCAACGAAAAGAGCTGTTCCTGAATAACTTTTGGAACATGAAGGTAATAAACGGATGATAGAACTAGTAACAACATATAAGAAAGATTGGACATTTTTCACTTTAGCTTCTCTACTGAATAAGTCAGGATTTCGTCTGCACTTATTTATACACAAAGAAGATTGGGTAGACAAAGAAGTGTCTTGGATGATAAATAACTTTGAGAACATTAAGGTTTACGAATCGTGGTGGAGAGAAGACCATATATCAAGAATGACTTTTCATTTAAAAGACCACTGGAAAGATAAAGGTGGACTCGCAAAAAGAATGGTTGTATGGTATGGTAATAGAATATTCAATAGACCAATTGATGAAGGCGATATACCACCAGCAGAGTTCTTCAAATCTTCACTTTCATTTTTGAGTAGAGACTTAGTATTCGATAAAAGTCATTTGGCAAATTATTATGGCATACTTGGTATAGCTACAAAATCTCATCAAAACATACCATTAGTTGATAAATCAATTGTGCTACTTAACTATGACAGATTGTGTGAATTTCATGACAAAGATTTATTCTTCATGAATCAGAAGATGCCAGTAAGTAATGGTAATAGACCTGCAGTAGATACTAAATTAATAGCGTGTAAAGATCTTGCTTTCTTTGAAGCACTTACATTCTATAATCATTCATGGTCGCCTTTATATGTAAATGGAAAGATTGATACATTAGTAGAGCTAGATGCTGTAGGAGCAAAAGAGTTGCTAGACTATAATGTGATGTTAAGAAAGTCTTGGAGCATAGATGTTCAACACAGATTTTTAGCAAAAGATTATCTAAATTTACAGACAGGAGTACAATTATCAGTGCCTTGGGATTGTTATACAAGACTCATAGACCAGATACCATTAAACTTTAGAAACGCTAGATTGAACGAAGTGTTACTAACAAAAACTGCAAAGCAAAAAGCAACCACAGGAAAATTAGTACAAAGGGGATTTTATTTAGGAAAGGTCTAAGTAACCCTCATTTAAGTCAGTCAAAATTTTCCAATCAATTATTCCTCTATCATATAAATCAAGTACAATCTCTTTTTCCTTTGGGGAATGAGGGTTGCTGTTGATTGTGCTAACAGGAATATGCCAACTGTACGGATTGTTCGCACCTGCGACAATCGGAAGTGCCTTAGAAAAGAAATCAAATCCTACCAATGTAAGAGTAGAAAAATTTGTTTTCTGTAAAAAATATTGAATTGCAATGAAACCTGCTGAAGGCCTTGCACCTGCAGCTACATGGTTCTCCGCTCCAACTAAATTGAATATTGACACAAGCTCTTTGTCCGAAAACATATCGACATATTTAAAACGTATGTCATGTCTCTCATC